CCGGCGGACCACATATCCCCGGCAACATTCAGAATCGCTTTTACAAGCTCAGCAACTACAGTTGCTCCGGCCTCTGTAAATTCTTCCTGGTGGTCCATGATGGCATTTATGAACGTACCTACCAGGTCCTCTGCAACCCCTATCAATGTAGGTGCTGCCTCCATAGCCATCTGTGCCAGCTCAGCGAGTGAATTTCCAAACGCCTCAATCAGACCGTCAAATCCTTTTTCCGCCATGGCTTCATTCATATCCTCTACCATGCTGGTAATGACTTTGACCGTTTCTTTCATCGGTTCCTGTACTTCTTCGTACAGGGCAATACCTACAGATTCCAATGCACTCTTGCAGAGTGTGATTGCTCCCTGTAGGTTATCATTCATGGTGTCTGCCATTTCCTTGGCCGCACCATCCGCATCGTAAATAGAATCCGTCAACTTCTGGTAGTCTTCATCGGACGCATTCACGATAGACAGCAATCCACTCATAGCCTCCTGGCCGCCGAGTGATGCTGCAAGCTGTGCTTTCTGTGCTTCTGTCAGGCCTGCAAATCCAGAACGCAGGTCATTCATAATCTCTTTTAGAGACTTCATGGAACCGTCACTGTTCGTCAGTGAGATTCCTAACTGGTCCATAGCCGCCTGTACTTCTTTGGTCGGCTTCGCCATTCTCGTAAAGATGCTTCGTAGAGATGTACCAGCCTGGCTTGCCTTGATTCCGGAGTTCGCCATCAGACCGATTGCCGTAGCACAGTCTTCAACGCTGAATCCTAAGGCTCCGGCTACGGGGGCAACGTACTTGAACGTCTCGCCCATCATTCCTACGTTGGTATTGGAATTGGATGCTGCCTTTGCCAGCACATCTGCAAAATGTGTAGCATTGGAAACTTCCTTCGAGTACCCGTTTTTGATGATGGTTGTTGTTCCGTCTGCCGCCAGTCCGAAGGCAGTCATCGCATCGGTAACAATGTCACTCGTCGATGCAAGGTCTTCCCCAGACGCTGCCGCCAGGTTCATAATACCTTCAATACTGTTCAGCATATCTCCGGTTTTCCATCCGGCCATCGCCATGTACTGGAAAGCCTCGGCACTTTCTGTGGCACTGAACTTCGTCTTGGCGCCCATTTCTTTTGCCTTATCAGCAAGCTGCTGAATCTCTGTAGCCGAAGCACCGGAAATTGACTGGACCTTACTCATTCCTGCCTCAAAGTCAGAACCGACCTTGATTGCAGCCGTACCAATACCGGCTACCGCTGTTGCGGCACCGGCCAGAATAGTAGTGGTAGCCTTAATCGCTCCGCTCGCCATTCCAGATAATTTGCTTAGTCCGCTCTGGAAACCGGAACTATCTATGCTGGTGTCAAATTTCAGCGTACCATCATAGCCCATGTTCTCACCTCAATTCTTCGGCTCAATCATCGGCTCATAATGGCACTACTTGATTTGTTTTCCGTCTTTGATTTTTAATTCAAAACGGGCATGACATTTTCTCCCTTTACAGGAGACCATCACGCCCGAACACTCCGCCGTCTCTTCAAAAAACAACGGCATTTTATATTTACACTCCGGGCATTCCACCCGTATCATTTTCTTCTTTACATCTTCAATAGCCAGTCACCTCCTACAGCAGTCCCGTAAGGTCGCCGCCATTCATGAGGGCTTCTGCTATTGCATCTACCTTCTCTTCCTCATCAGCAGGCAACGGTAAAGCATACAGTTCTTTCTTCCTGCGGTAGAAGTCTCTCTGCTCCTTCGTCATGGTCGCATCAATGTCTACGCTTCGATACTCCATAATCTTACTGAACTCCAGGTCAGAGGACAGCGTTCTCAGTAAAGCCTTAAACTTCCACCAGTGCAGATATTCAATATCCTGTAGGTCTATGTAATACTGCGTCAGAAACGCTGAATAGATGTAATCATCGTCATGCTCAAAAGAATAAATCCTTTGCACTCCCGTCGTTCCTTCTACTGCTCCGGCTCTCTTCTCACGCCATCGTTTACCACCGGCATAGAACCACAACAACCCATCCACCGCAGCATCCAGATTCTCCGGAATCTCCGGATATACCAGTTCCAGACCTTGCCTTGCTTTCTCAGCGTCCGAAAGCTCCGGGTCCTGCATCATCATTTCAAACAGAATGAAGGTACGGAAGTTTGTTTCTATCGCATACTCCGTACCTTCAATCTCTACTGTTTCCGGAAGATAGTCTACAAGCATGTTGTGGTTCATGAATTATCACGCCCACTCGCATTACTAATTGGCGTTACTACTGCTCCGTTCTTGCCATGCTTATTTTTCTTACCTTCCTGGCGTCTCTGGGCCCGGTTCATGTTGTACTTGTTGGTAATCGCATTTACCTGGCCTTTCATCTTACCAGCCTCAGAAGAAACAATTCCGAAAGCATCCATGCAGATTGCCAAGTTGTTTTTACCCTTGAACAGCTTTTCAGCCGTTCCGTCTCCAAATACCTCATTTTTCACGATTCCGCACATCTCCCGGATGCCATCCGCATTCGACAGCTCCGTATGCTTCTTGGATTCCTCGGCTCTTTTCACAACCTCATCCATGGATTTCTCATAAACCTCCATAGTATCTGCATCGAACAGATCTAACTCTAATTCCTGTCCACAAATTTTTAACATGCTCATATTACTTTACCTCCAAATTCTAAGCCGCAGCTTCTTCAAATGTCTTTGATTCTGTGTTGAAATATCCGTCAAGCGGATCGCCTACTGCATTGAGATTTCCACTCATGCTCTGTTTCTTCTCTCCAGATACGCCGCTCACTTCGGCGGATACCAGGAACTTTCTGGCCGCAAATGTGTTTGCAACCGGTGTAGATTCACTCTGCTTCTGGTCCCATAACTCTACTCTGCAATACTCAAATTCTGCATCGCTGCCGGTTAAATGATTTCTCCCTACATGGTACAGTGCATTGACCGCATCCTGGCTCTTAATGAGTCTCGCTTCAAACGGAAATACCGATGTGTAGGATACAACAGAGGAAGAGGAAGACGGCTCACACACATACTTCTCAGATTCGCTCTCTGCACCGAATGTTTCATCCAGAGTTGTGAAACCAACGCCCATCAGTACCCAGTTCGGCTTTTCAGATGTTCCGATATTCAGATAATCCGCAAACTGGTGTCTCTGTACCACTTCTCTTGCGCCACTTACATTACCTGCCATTTTTACTTGCCTCCTTAAAATACAATAATCGCAAGGAAATCTGATACCTTGCGTTCTTCATAGCTCCATCAAAGATATATCCAGGGGAAAGAACCTCTATCTCTTCTGCACACATTCCTTCCGGAAGCTCCGGGAGGTTGCCTGCCATGCTGTTCTCCTCTACCCAGTCCGCAAATTCTTCATAGAACGTGCTGTTCTCTATGTTCTGTACCCGGTCCATGCTGTAAAACTCCCTGGAACCGAACTGGAACTGATACTGCCGTTCCGAACTGCCGTCTACATATCTCTGGATTACCGGGTCGAATATCCCGGTCTCTATGGTGTACTCTACTGGGTCTGGCCCAAGGGCATCTACCCGGAATACACCGTCTTTCAAAAGAGGACATTTCAGAAAATACTCTGTTATGCCCTCCAGTACACTATTTACTTCCATGTGACCTCCTAAATCTTATCTGCTCCTCGCAGAATGTCTTCTTTTTCAGCCACCTTCGTTCTCTCAAACCAATGTGCTCCTCGGTTCGCATCATACGGTCTGGTGTCTGCTGTTCCGTAATACTGCATGGCAGCATACGGGGCAATGTAATCTACCTCTCCACTGCCTACATCCGTTCCCAGTTTGCCGGATTTCTCCAACATACCAGTCTGGAACGGAACCCTCGGACTGCACCTTCTCAGTACCTCCGAATCTACAAACATCTGCTTTCTGCTGAACTGAGCATTCCTTTTTGCCGCAAAATCCTGGTTCCAGGTCAGCTCCGCTTTCCCGTTCCCGGAATTGATGATTAAACCTTTCGGAGTAGTGATCTTTTTCAGTGTCATCACGCACCCCCTATTCTCCAGTGCTTCGTCCTGTCGGTTCCTCTGATTGTATTGTCGGCATACTCTGTGACAGTCACAAAATCTTCATCGTTCTGTCTCAGCTTTGCTAGCTCCTCAATCGTCTCTTTCAGAATGACGCCCTGGCGGAAACTGAACGTATCGAACAACCACTGTCCGGCCACTACATACTGTCCTCGCACAATATAAGCTCCCTTCTGGATAGTCCAGTACCTCTCTGCCTCTTCATCTGACAGCTTCTTGTATTTTTCTTCGCTTATATACTGTTTTCCGGCTTCTACTGTCGCTGTGGCCGGGATTCGGATTACGCATTTTGCTTTATCCTTACGGTCTGTGTCCGATACAGCCTCTCCCTTTGTTCCGTACCACGAAACGCCCATAATTCTTGTCGCACAGAGCTTTTCCCGGCGGTCTGATCCAATTCTCAGATTAAAGATAGTCACATCACTGTTTGTCATCATACTCTTTCACCCACCCTCTGTTCAGCAGTCCGGTGTTCGCCAGGTATGACCTCACAGCCCTGTACATCTCGTTATGCAACGCCGTATCATTCATGGCATCCGCATAGCTGATGGAATATCCATCGTTGGATTCTGACTTCACAACAGCTTCTCTCTTTTCGTTCTGCACTGCCACCGTATCAGCTACACAGCAGATTGCATCCTTAATTGAGTCTATAACCGAACTCAGCCTTGCAATCCGGCCAAACGTAACCTGGTTCACGAATGCTTCCGAAATACTCTCGGCTCTCTTGAAATCATTCTCCGTTTTTATCTGCGTGCCACCGTAATCATTCTTGTAGTATGCAAAATCCACATACGGTCTTCTTACGTCCTCCTGGACCATCGAAACACCCCTTTCTGATAAATTGGTAGGCTGCAAAGAAAAATCAGCTATTCGCCGGGTTTACGCCCTCCTGCGTAGCTGAATCTTTTTTGCCGGTCTTCTTTTCTTTCGGAGAAGATGTGCCCGTTCTGACTTCCGGCTCCAGGCTTTCAAGCGAATAGCCCATGCTTTTGTAATATGCTGCCTTTCTTTCGGGAATCCGGCAGGAACTCCCGTCTTTCGTTGCTAAATACATAAGCTACCTCCTACTCAGTTTTCTTTGAGCCTTTGGCTGCTGTTTTCTTTTCAGTTTCTGCCGGGTCTGCATCTCCTGTTGCGGACTGTGCCTGGACTGCCGCTTTCAGCTTATCATTCTCTGCGGACTGTGCCTGGACTGCCGCTTTCAGCTTATCATTCTCCTTCTGAAGCTCGGCAATCTTCTTGTCTGCATTCTCTGCATACAGGGCAGCCTCTTCCAGTTTGGCTTTCAGCTCGTCATTCTCCTTCTTGAGCTTTTCAGCAGTCGCCTTAATGTTCTCCGGCTCGAACAGCACATTGTCATTCTCATCCCTGATAATGTAGCCCATCTTCTTGTACTCATCGAATTTCTCATCCGGGATTCTGAGAACTCTGTTCTTTTTCTCAACTTTAAACATATGGTTTCTCCCTTCAAAAATTGGCTCCATGCACACGCACAGAGCCAGTAATCAGTTTCTCTTATACACTCACATGGAAATCAATAGCGTCCATCTTGTGAGGCAGGATAAATACATCCTCGAAAGACTCCTCGAAGTAATCATACTTACCCTGGGAGCCTGCGGATGGCGGGTCGAGCTGAGCAAACTCGTAAGAAATCGGTGTGATTACCGCCGCCGGATGTACCAGAACCATGTTGATCTGCTTCGCTGTGGAATCTACCTTCCAACCCTCGGTAAAGTCATACTTCGTCTTCATCATGTCACTCGGTACGCTCTCCGGAATCTTCACATCATCAATAGAATTGATTGCTCTCTTGATTGCATCAGAACGGCTACCTACATCAACGGTTCTGTAAATCTGCTTCGCATTGTTGATGAGCGTTCTGACATCCGGTGTCACATACAGAATTCTTCCGGCTCTCGGAACTCTCTTATTATCCATGTTCTTCATCATCTCATCAAAGACGGTCAGCACATTCTCCTCTGTCAGCACTTCACTGTGGGCTGTCTTCGCTCCGTCAGTAGTCCAGTCTGCATACAGCTTGGAAATGCAGTAAGCATTCATTTCCGGGAACTTCTGCTCCTCGTTGTAAACCTTCGTGATATTTCCGATTGCCACAACACCCTTGGTCTCGGCAATGTCTCTCGGATGTACCAGCGTCTGCCACTGTCTGTGATTCTCCAGGGTCAGCGGTTTCCACTCGTTGTTGTAGTTACGCTTTCTGGTTCCAATGGTGTCTCTGTCTCCATCGGTACGGCCAGTTGTGGAGATTGTCGGCACCTCGATAACTCTTGAATTTACCCAACGGAACCTTCCATTGTTCGGTGTCGCAAATAAGTCTCCAAAATACAGGACATACGGAAACATCTGCTCCAGTGTCTGTAAATACTCGGTTGCATAATTTAATTTCGCCATTTCATTCTCCTCCTGTTAGTTTTTGTCTGGCTGTCTGATTAAGTTGAACCCAAACGGATTAAACGGTGCTTCTTTGCCTTTGACTCCTTCGCCTCCGGCTCCACCAGTTCCGCCAACTCCTCTTGCAAAGAACGGCTTTCCTTCCTCATCCTCATGGGAATCGTCTTCCGGATCGTTATCATCTTCGATAACAAAAGCTCCCTTGTAGTCGTCATTCTCCATAAGGGACTTCATAAACTCATCGCCTCCCAGGAACTTTCCATCTTCCAGGGTAAAGTTCTTCTTTTCAAACTCTGCTCTTACACCGTTTTCAGCAGGTTTGCTCGAGAACTTATAACCACCCATGAACATATCCAGTGCATGAGTACGCTCCTGGGCTGCAAGCTGTGCGGTCAGCTTCTGTGTTTCCTGGGTGTACTTCGTCTCCCAGTCCTTTGCAGATTGCTTAATGCCGTCAATATCCATGTCCTTGTAGGACTGAATCGTTGTGTTAGCATCTGACAACTGTTGCTTTACTCCGTCCAGCTCTGTAATCTTGGCATCTAGTTTCTCCTTCGACACATAGCCTCCGGCTTTCACATCTACTACCTGGATTTTCTTGTCGGCATCAATCGCTGCCTCCAGTTCTGCATAGGTCATAGCCTTAGGCTCTTCGCCGTCCTTCGGGGTTCCAAAAAGTTTCTTCAAAAATTCGTAAGCCATTTCACTTACCTTCCTTTCTTCGTTTCGCTGATTTCGTTTAGATTCCGGTTCACTCCGGCACTGCTATCGTGCATTTATATCTCCGCACGCAAGAGAAGGAGACAGTTTATATGCCATATCACAGGGCAAAAAACAACAGCCAGACGTTCCACCAACGGACCGGCTGACTGTTAATTATTTTCGTGGTCTTAAAGGGTGTCTACGAACTTCTGAGAGTTCCCAGGACACGTTTTAAGTGCTTCAATGGTAAATTGTAAGGGTTAATACGTTACGGCCCTATACGGGGCAAATACCATTTAACCCATGGATGGGAGATAGCAGGATCACCTCCTTCCTACTCTGCTGTGTAGTCTTCGATAACCGGAATGCCATACTCAATAGCACATGTATTCTCGATTTTGCATCCTCTGGCCTCCTGCCAGCCTTTAGCAAAGTATGCAATGTCAGCACCAGCCAGAAGTTCCAGGGATTTTCCAAGGAACCAGAGTGGCTTTGCATCCACCGGAGCTTCCTGGAAGAAAGAATCAATAACCTCTACTGGTTCTCCGATCTTCTCCTCTGCGCTCTTGATTGCTTTCTGGCGTTCTGCCAGGATGTCTTCATCAGACTTTCCTTTCATTGGCTGTGAAATAAACAATTTCTTCATGATTAATCCTCCTAATCTGCAAACACCCAATCATCTGCAAGCATATCTGCCTGACTTGCGAGCCATCCCATCTGTACTCCTGATGTTCCGACAAATGCGATAGCCATGTTTCCGATAGCATCATGTTCGCAGTTTACGATATCTCCATCCGCTGTCTTGTAAGAAATTCCTGTAGCGAGCTGGATGTACTGCTTCTTCCCATTCCATCCTTTTCTTGCTACTTTCATGCCACGTTTCAGATACTTAATTGCTTCTCCAAATGAGAATGTAGCCTCGCCACCCAATTCCGGACAGTTCTTACTATCTGCTAACGTCCATTCATCACTTGCGATATTGGAAAATGTATAGTCCGGAATCTGCGTCTCACGGATATCCATATCAATACCATCTTTGGTGTGCATGATAATCGTCTGCTTTTCCTTTGACCAGTACCAATAACCAGCCCAAGATGGCAGTTTTACCTTCATACCCTGTTTCATCAGTTCAAATGCTTTTCTAAATAACATGTCTTGTTGCCTCCTTGTTTTGCTTTCTTATTCGCCCATACAGCTTTTCCACTGACTGAGCGGTTAAATGATACCAAGTTACCGTTGCCGTCATATACGGCTGATACCTGCGTTCTGGCGGTATCTACGCTTCGTCCGGTTTGCTTGCAGAAATCCTTCATCTGCGATTCTTTCTCTTTCAGCTTCACAGATTCTTTCTGAAACTCTTCTCGGAAGTACGCTCTGTCGGCTTCTGATTGAACCGTCTGGATATACGAATCATAGGCGGCCAGGATTCTCTTATACTCTCTGACCGCCCTTTCATATTCACGCTGCTTCTGCATACACTCATACTCCGTAAGAAGGTTCCCTGCAAACGAATATTTCGGTCTGCTGTAATCCTCCAGATCATCTTTCGTGTATGCCGGTTTGGAAATTCCCGGCCAGTACGGATAGAAGCTATGTCTGCAATTCCAACCACACAAACCGGCTCCCGTTCCATATCCGGTTGCCTCGTAGAAGTTCTCATACCCCGGAGCTGTGCCCTCAATCTTGAATACCTTACCCTGCCAGACTGAGTGTGAGGGTCTGGCTCCTGCATGAGCTGTTGTCTCGTAATACTCAGCCCCAAGCTCCGAAGCATACAACTCTGTCAGCTTTCCGGCTGTCTGATTTACTCCGGTCAGCAGAGCAGTTCTGATTGCCGTATCCAGCTTTGAGATATACCCACTGTCATACATGACCGATGTTCCTTTGACTGCCGCATCCCGGATAGCCTGTCTGATTGCCTCCTGGTACGAAAAAGCACCGGACGTAACCTTCATATAGGCTGCGTTCAGTGTCTGCATATACTCCTGCTGTGTGGCTATTGCCGTTGTCAGCGTAAGGTTTCCAATCTCTCCCCTGCACTTCTCTGCGGCTGCCTCCATAGTTCTCTGCATCGCTCCAGAAAGAACAATATCCGATGTTTTCAGCTTTCCGGCCTGCAATAATGGCTTTGCATCCTGCAACATTCCGCTCAGGCCTGCATCCTGGAACAATCGCAATATTTCTGTATCGGATTTCCCTGTCAGAACACCAACTTCCCGGATTACATCATCCATCAACGCTCCGGACTGCTTCGCCTGTTTCAACTGCCACTCGGCTGTCGGTGTGATCCTTCCGGTCTTTGCTATCCTTCGTGCCACATCTCGGATGATCTGCTCATTCAACACATCGCACATTCCCAGATAACCGGAAGAAAAGCTATTCAAATATTCTGGTGTCAGCACTGCTCACACCTCCTATTCTTCTGTAGGAAATCTGGCTACCGGCTCCGGCATCATGTTCTTTGCCTCTTCCTCCGAGCATCCAAAATACCACGCAAGAAACGCTTCTGTTTTCAGCTTTCCGGCAACCACCATGGACCATCTACGCTGATACTCAGCTTCTGTGTCTTCCAGAACTCCATCGCCCCAGTTGCAGTTCAGCTCCGTTTCTCCGTCCGGAACCATATCATAAAGCAATGCCAGAACCCTCATGGCGTATATGATTTTCTTAAATCCCTTATGCCATGCG